TTAGGTGCGCCGACGAGGCAAAAAACAGCCACAACTAAATTTTGTGTACCCCGCGCGGCAACTAGAATATAAGTATATATATGATCTAGTCTAGGAGATTTATATGTTCGATTTCGATAACATTTCTGAAGCTATGAAAGAATTTGAGTTAGGCTACCATAAGGACGCTACAGAGTGGTACAAAAGCCTGACTCGAGAGGAGCAAATGTATGCCTTTTATACTGTTACTAAAAAGATTTATCTCGGAGATATGGTCGAGAATGGATCCTATAGGCATGTTCTATACGATACCTTTGGCTTCGATACTTCTTCGTATGTCATTGGTATGATGTCAAACTATATAGATATTCATAACGCCTTGCAGCCGCCACCCGAGGAGGAGTAATGAACCTAGAAACTAAACTTTTCTATTTTGATGAAGTTTCTTACGCTTTGAATGGCGATGTCTACTTTAGTAACTGTGTTCTTAAAAAGAATTTAGGTCCATATGTAGCGGGGGAGCTTATTCGCCTAACGGTCTTAGCATCTGCTCCTAGAGATACGCTACTTATGTACTATAATGACTATAATGGCAGACCCAGCTACACCCACCAACTAGAGGAATCCCTTTAGGGCACTAACATGAACATTAGATACTTTTCCGATCTTCATTTGGAGTTTTGGAAACAGCTACCCCCTCCCGAAGTATTCTTCCCCCTGTATAAAGACGATGTGTATATTTTTGCTGGTGATATTCATATAGGCACTGCTGCAATATCCTGGTTTGAAACTTTCGCTGATAAAGTAGGACACATTTTCTACGTTCTTGGGAATCATGAATACTACCATCAAGATTTCAAAACTCTCCCACAACAAGTAAAAACTGCAATAAGGTACTCTAAAGCCGATAATATAAGTTTGCTTGAAGCAGCACACTACCCATCTGTTGTTGTAATTGATGAAGTCGAATTTACCGGGTCTACAGTGTGGACTAACTATGGTGAAGATCCGTATAAGGAGGCTGCAATATCGGGGCTACTTAGTGATTTTAAGCTAATCAAAAACTATTCCATAGCCCAAGTAAAGGAGCAGTACTACGCAGCAAAAAGCGCTATTATTGACTTTCTGAGCGATGGGTCTCGTAGAAAAAAGGTAGTTATTTCACACCATAGCCCCTCTTTTGAGCTGGCATGGAAATCTAAAGCCTATTCTATCGGCCCTATTACTGGAGCATTTCACTCCACTATTCTAGACGATGTTTCGGTGCAAATTAGTCCGGCTGCCTGGTTCTATGGCCATACCCATGAAAATCTCACATTAGACACTTTGGGCGGTACTAAAGTACTTACCAACCAGTATGGCTATGCTAATTATAATACCGTAGCTGGGTTCGATGAAGACGCTGTATTCCAAATTTAAGGAGGTTATATGTATTTCTATCCTAGAGTGTACTTGTTCACTTTTCTAATGTTGTTGGGACTATAGGGGAGACTATTATGCTATACTGTGGTTTAGAGAGTTATTGGTTTATTTCTGAAATAGCAGAAGTAAATGACACTGCCGACATTTACTATTACGACCTATGTACTCTAAAAAGAGATTTTGGTCCGCTAAAAAGGGGGGAGCATTTCGTACTTATTAAAATTGATTTAGGTAGAATGAAAATCGTATTTTTTAAGTATGATAACTTCAAACCATATTATAGTGCTAACTTCTGCTTCAACATTATAGATGAGTAAACACTACAATATTACTGCAATTATTTATGATAAGCGCGGCCATATACTGTCAATAGGAAAGAATAGCTATATAAAGACTCATCCCCTACAAGCTAAATTTGCCGCTAAAGCGGGAAAGGAAAAAGCAGTATACCTACACGCAGAAATAGCTGCACTAGTTAAACTGCGGGACTGGTCGAAAGCCCATAAGATTGTAGTAATGCGTTTTAACAAGGACGGCGAGCCAGCAAATGCTAAACCTTGTAGCATTTGCCAAAAAGCCCTTAGAGAAGCGGGCATATCTAACATAGAGCATACATAATGAGCAATGACAAACTTAACTTAATCACCGAATCTATCTTAGCCGGAATTTCAGATATTATTTACAAAAATAGGTACACCAGGTATCCCTGGATGAACAGCTATGAGGTTGCCGCCTACAATGTAGGGGTTACCATAGCTAAAAAGGCACTAGAACCGGGAGATGCTAAAAAATAAGTCTTGACGGCCAAGGTAAATATTGCTATAATATATATACTGAATGAGAGGAGAGACAGTTATGAAGATTATCCCTGCCTATGGCCGTTCCTACAAGACACCTGATGCTGCTATCGAAGACTGGAAAGCAGGCAAAGACTTCCGCATCGTTAATGGCCCTTACCTCTCGATTCGAGATGTTAAAGCCATGATGGAAGACCGCAACCCTATCGACGAGATCATGTTCGGTTCGGAAGTTATTGCAGAGCTTTTCTGGGCTTATCCTCGCCGCACTGACACTGCAATCTATCTTACCCCAACCGACCGCGTCATCATTCGCTAGGATCATGCTTAGCAGGGATGCTACCTCTTTCCTTAACTTTTAATTAGGAGAATGTTATGGCTGGTTTCCTTACGTCTTTCTGGGATCGGTGCAAAGAGCTTGCAGAGATTGTAGACGGTGTAGGCACTACGGTCATCGTTTTTAACGACGAGGAAGTAGCAGACGAAGCGTTTAAGTACGCTCAGGACGAGGAGAAGTTCTACGATGCAGTGCCAGAAAAAGCAGAAGTTCTTCTTTGCCGCAATGTCGTAGTTGTTCTTTGGCCTCTCCAGTAATCTAAGCAAGTTGCCCCCCTTCGGGGGGATTTTTCCGTTTGGGGATTTTATGAATATCTTTGTGCTAGATCGAAATGTAGATGCTTTAGTACAAGCACACGTAGACAAACACGTAGTAAAAATGATTCTAGAGCATGCTCAAATGTTGTCTACTGCGGTACGGCTAACTTTACCAGAAGATAAAGTAGGGCCGGCATATAAAGCAAGCTACCAGAAACACCCATGCACTTTGTGGGTTATGGAGGCATTAGAAAACTGGTTATGGCTAAGAGAAGTTACCATTAGGTTAAACGAAGAGTTTATGTACAGATTCGATAAAAAAGTCTGGCACAAATCAGCTACAGTAGTAGCTAACCTACCAATTCCTGAGCTAGAAGATAAATCTATGACTCCATTTGCTATGGCGATGCCAGACAACATCAAGGAGGATGATCGAGTACAGGCTTACAGAGATTACTACAATACACATAAACGACACTTGTTTAAGTGGACCAAACGCCCAGTGCCAGAATGGGTTGTGTTAGAAATTTAATCTTGACAGGAGAGCTAAACTATCGTATAATATACTCTGAAATGGGAGAAAAGTTATGCCATGTATGAAATGCAGTAACGGTAAATGGAAGTACGGAAAACGAGGTAAGTGCGTATTTGATACTCTTGAGGCATGTAAAGCAGCTGAAGCTGCTATTCATGCACGAGAGAACAAGAAACCCAAGAAAAGTAAAACAGGAGATAAATAATGTCTGAGTGGTCCGACGAGCTAAAAGAAAAAGTTGTTAAGATGTACGAGGAGAGCAACCCTACTCCAGAAAATACCGTTGAAATCTGTGCGGATATTGCAGAGCAGGTTGATAAAACACCTAATGGTGTTCGTATTATTCTCATGCACGCAGGGGTTTGGGTAAAGAAAGCCCAGGCTAAGAAAGATGGTGCATCTTCAGATGATAAGCCTAAGCGAGTATCTAAACAAGATGCTATCGATGCTCTAAAGGAGCTTCTAGAAGAGCGTAACGCTGAGGTAGACTCAGCTATTCTGGATAAGCTGACGGGAAAAGCAGCAGTATATTTCACTAATGTAATCAACTCAATCTAACGAGGCGATCATGGCTTCTCTTAGAAAGAAACAAGGCGAAAAATTAGATGCAGCTTCTATCCAAAAAGTTATAGAGCTGCTAAATAGCGAGCAACCTATCTCTAAGAAGGAAGCCTGTGAAATCTTAAACATTTCGTACAATACTACTCGCCTCAATAAGATAATCAACGATCATACTGAAAGAGAGGAGTATCGTGCGAAGCGCAGAAAGGAACTAGCTAAACATCCGGTTAGTGAAAGAGAGAAGGCAGAGATCATAACATATTATCTCCACTCTTTTTCTCTTTCAGCCGTGTCAGAGTCTACTTTTAGAAGCACAGAGGTAATAAAGCGCGTTTTAAAGGAATTCTCAATTCCCCTAAAGGATAGTAGCTACACATACCATAACCCTCCACTACTAGAGGAAACCTCTTATGCCGTAGATTACAAACCGGGAGACTTAGTATTTTCAGCTAAGTATTACAGCATAGCGTATATTTCTAAACTAATAAAAACTGACGAAATTACCTCCTATTACCGTATTTATATTATAGGGGTAAATGAAAGATACGCAATACAACCAGCTTATGAACTAGCTGACCTTAGACCCTTACAGGAGATGGGAGTACAACCTAAAACAATGGATAAAAATGACATTGTGTACGCCATCAATGAAGCCCTAATTAAAGCAAGAAAAGGTAAGTCGAAATGAACAAGCACGCATTTCTAAAGCAAATGAAAATCTATGGTGATGCATACGTAAACGAAGAAGTAGGGGTAGCTACGACTACCTTTAGCAACAAGTATATCAAGGGACGACCAATTCTTCGATTGCCTAAACGCTCACGCAAAGGTGCTTTAGTGTGGTCTTGGACCAATAATCAATATATGGTAGTGAATACAGCTCCTATTAGAAAGCTAGAACCACTATCAAAGATGTTAAACAATTTCTCAAAGCCAGATTTGGGGTAAGTTATGGAAAGTATTGAAGCCTTGCTAGATAGAGCCTCCGAAGCATACTATAAAGGAGAGCAACAGATTCTATCAGATCAGGAGTTTGATTACCTTGCTGAACTAATTGGATACAATAAAGTAGGTGCAACTATTGGCAATATGCCACATTATAGCCGTATGTATTCATTAAGGAAGTATGTGCAGGGCGATTCTCTACCGGAACTAGAAGATCCTATCATAACCCCTAAACTGGATGGATCTGCAGTAAGCCTACTATATGTAAGCTCTGGAAATAGTACTGTGCAGCTGAGTACTGCACTAACTAGAGGCAACGGACTTCTGGGAGAAAATATAACAGATAAACTCTCTACCTTAGTACCTCTCCAGCTTAGGTGTTCTGCATCTATACTGTTTATCACTGGAGAAGTTGTTACTGATATAGGAGAGCACTCAAAAAATAGTAGGAACTACGTTTCGGGAGCACTTCACCTAAAGAATATGGATGAGTTCAAAACTCGTAGATTGAGTTTTGTAGCTTATGGAGTAGTATATGCTGGGTGGGAGAAATCAACCTATCTAGAGGATATGGATTTCCTAGATAAGCTGGGATTCAGTACTGTAGTAACGGTAGATCATTCTAACATTCTAAAAGATGGGAAAGTCTTTCGAGAAAACAGTAACCGTCTATACGTTTCTAGAGGCTTCACAGATCGCTACCCTAGAGCAGCCTATGCTGTAAAGAATACAGAGGATTTTGAAGTAAAGGAAACCACCCTAAGAGAGGTAAAATGGCAAGTTGGAAAAAATGGAACCATAACGCCAGTAGGGTATTTTGACGAGATAGTTCTAGATGGAGCTAAAGTCTCAAAAGCCACCCTACATAATATAGGCTTTATTGAGGAGATGGGAATTGAACTTAACTGTACTATACTGGTTACGAGATCGGGAGGTATCATACCAAAAGTCTTAGCGGTATCAGAAAATTTTTAACCAGCGCCGAGCTAGGCATTTTGCCTAGCAAAAAATTCTGTATACCGCGCGTAACCCTGTACAAAAATAATTCTTGACATTCATGTCTGTTTTTGGTATAATATATGAATACTGAAATTTTACCACCTACACACTGCCCGGCATGTAACGGCAAAATTCGTAGAGTTAATAACCAGCTTTTTTGTGTTAATCCGGGTTGTTTGGGTAGTATTAGTAAAAAGCTAGAGCACTATTGTAAGACCTTAAAGATTAAGGGGTTAGGTCCGAAAACTATCGAAAAGCTAGATCTACAGTCGATATTCGACATATATGAGTTAGACGAGTCTATTTTCGATATCTTAGGCGAGAAAACAGGCTCTAAAATTCTGCTAGAAGTAGAAAATTCTTATTCTAGTACGTTTACGACCTTTCTTGCGGGCTTAGGCATCCCTTTGATTGGGAAAAGTGCTACTAGCAAACTATCATCTACTGTATCTTGCATAGATGATATTACAGAAAAAAGCTGCAAAGCTGCTGGGCTAGGGAATGTAGCTACAGGAAATCTATTGGAATGGCTAGAGGAAAATGATACCCAGCAGCTACGATCTCTTGCCAGTAGGTTCAGTAGTGAACCGACAAGTGTTAAACCGACAAATTTACCTGCAGTTTGTATTTCAGGTAAACTTAAATCATTCAAAACCAAACAAGAAGCAAAATTAGCTATTGAAGAGTTGGGATTCAAAGTTACAGATACAGTAACTAAGGATACTCAATACTTATTAACTGAACAGGCTAACGAGACTTCTAAAGTGAAAAAAGCCCGAGAAAAGGGCATTAAAATTGTAAATTACGAGGAACTAATAAATGAGCAACCAACTACCTAAGTGGGATGATGAACGTACACAAACTCTTGAAAATCTAGTAATGGGCGAAAATCCAGTATCTGCTGCTACCGTTCACAAAGCAGCTGATGAGCTGTCAACAACTTCTAAGTCTATTGCAGCAAAGCTACGCCGATTAGGCTACGAAGTAGCCAGTCTGGCGAAAACTGCTACAAAGTCCTATACTGATGAAGAGGAGCAAGAGCTTCGTGACTACGTAGAAGCAAACCCAAAGGCATATACTTATGGTGAAATTGCAGAAGCCCTTTTCAATGGTGAACGTTCTCCAAAGCAAATCCAAGGTAAGCTACTTAGCATGGAACTAACCAGGCTAGTTAAACCTTCTCCCAAGAAAGAAACTCAGAAAACTTATTCTGAAGAGGAGGAGCAGCGCATTATCACTATGATGGAGCAAAACGCCTTCCTAGAGGATATTGCAGAAGCACTTGGTCGTCCCATTAACTCAATTCGTGGTAAGGCTCTCAGCCTAGCAAACGAGTATGACAATCTAACTATTCCAAAGCTACGTGAGCGTAAACAGCCCGCAGCAAAGGTCGATCCCTTTGATAACCTAGATGTTGCTGAGATGACTGTTGAAGATATTGCAGAGACTGTTGGCAAGACTCTTCGTGGTGTAAAAGCTATGCTAACTCACCGTGCGCTAAAAGCCAAGAACTATGATGGCGCTAAGCGCGCACAGAAAAACAAAGAAAAGAGAGAAAGCGCGGATAACGAGTAATCTTTAAAAGGGGGCACGCTTAGTGCCCCTATCGAGGTGCTTAAATGTGAATGTTAAGGGTCTTTTACTGCACTTAGTGCTTACACACCCAGACGAGGCTATTGAATATTGGCCTAAAATTAAACCAAAGCATTTCGGCTCTAAAGACTATCGTTCCCTCTACTCCGCAATCTCAAAATTCTATGATACTTACAACAAACTTCCCTCCTTTTCTAGCCTTGATCTAGTTACCCGCGATTCCTCACTAAAAGAAGATATTCAAGCCTTAAAAAATCTTTCCGTAGATCCCGATATTTCTCTAGACTTAGTATTTGAAACATTTTCGAATGAGTATATTCAAGACTTTGCCTTAGATAAGATGCTTGATTTAGCTCACAAAATTACAAGTATGGAAGCTGAAGAAATTATAACTGGAATGAATGATGCAGCACTTGTATTAAGCGAAGAAATAGACTCAAATGAACACATAGTTACTATGGCGGATTTTGAAGTAATCGACACAACAGAGATTGAAGCTAGGACAACTCTAGGATTAAATAACTCATTTGATGCCAGCATAAAAGGCATACCGTCAACTGAGTTGTTTATGATAGGCGGTAAACGAGGTGAAGGAAAATCTGTACTCTGCTCAAATATAACTGCTAACCAGTTTATGATGGGCAACTCTTCCATTTATTTCTCTATAGAGATGAGAGCTAGAGAGGTATTTCACAGAATGTTATCCAATCTAAGCGGAGTAGAGTACTCTAAGATTAGGAATAATACTTGTTCTGAGCCGGAGTTATTAGAGTTGGCTAAAACTAAAGCCAGCATGTTTGAAGAAGGCGAAGAAATTTTTCAGGAATATTTAGAACACGGTAATTTTACTACCTTTGAGAGAGAGTTGGGGAGACGCAAATACCTGAAACGGGATAATCAAATTATTCTAGTAGATAACGAGCAGCTATCTTTATCCGACATAGATGTTAATATAAACAACTTTAAAACTAAGTTGGGCGATAAGCTAAAGGTAGTTGTAGTGGATTATGTTAATCAGATTCAAATTAACGATATTTACGATTGGAAGCAACAAATTTTTCTCTCAAAAAAGCTAAAATCATTCGCTAAAAAGTATGATATTGTCATAGTTGCCCCTTATCAAATCGACAAAACTGGAGAAGCACGTTTCGCAAAAGGAATACTTGATGCTGCGGATATTGCAGCAATTATTGATAAAGGAGATGACTATATCGGATTAACTTCAACTAAAACCAGAAGTACACCAGCTTTTTCATTTAAGAGTCAAGTAGACTGGCCTACTTTGAAAATTCTTCCACACGATTACATAGAGTCAGCCGAACCGACTCCTGAGACAGGGGATGACTTATGGACAGTTCAGTAGAACGTGTACTTAAAGATAAAAGTATTAACTATCAGCTTACTGGTAGAGACTTTGTTATTAAGTGTCTAAATCCGGAGCATGACGATCTTAACCCCTCGATGCGTGTGGATAGAGTGTCAGGCGTATTTAATTGTTTTTCGTGTGGATTTTCAGGGAATATATTTACGCACTATGGCTTAATACAGGACTCCGTCACTAACCAAAAAGCTATCCAACTTATTGACTATATACTTGATCTAAAGAAAGAGTCATTTAAGTATCCACTACCTTCGTCAATGCCCTATAAGGAATCTTTTAGAAATATAGATTCAAAAACTATTCAAAAGTTTGAAGCGTTTACCAATACGTCTATGCCAGAACTAATAGACCGTATATGCTTTCCTATTCGCAATACCTTGAATGAAGTATACGCTGTAATAGCCAGAGATATGTTCACTTCTAAAGGTAATAAGTACAACGTATATCCAGCTGGGTCCCCTTTATGGCCTTTCCCCTCGGTTGTAGAACCAATAAACAGCACAATATTTATCGTAGAAGGTATTTTCGATATGTTGAATATGCACCAACACGGGGCAACAAATACTGTTGCCCTTATGGGCGTATCTGCTGGATTAGTAAAGAAAAGCTATAAAAAAGAAAAATGGAGAAAGGTATTTTCTAGGTATAAGCTACAAGGGGCAACAAATATAAAAATAATGCTGGATAATGACAAAACAGGAAAGTTAGCCGCAGAAGGGCTAGAGAGCCTACTATCGGATTCCTTCTTCGTAGAGATTATACGATTAAAGGGGGCTAAAGATCCCAACGAACTATCAAAAGAACAAATTAAGGTCTTACTAGAGGAAAAGTGTAATGGGTAGTAGAATCGCAGTTGTAGATAAATATGATACTGGATTTAATTATTCAAAAATATTTGACTTTGAATTTTCCATCTATTTCTTAGTAGACAAGCAAACTTCAAGTAAGGTGTCTAAAAAACACGTTACCCTAGATCTAGCTATTTTAGATAGCTATGATTATGTCATATTGGTTGGAGCCGACGTCTGTAGAGTTACTGGTCAGCTTAGTAGTGGAGTATCTTCTTTGCAGGGGTGTTTGATTAACAACAAATATATTCCACTAACTAGCCCCTTTAGCTGTAAGATTAAACCTGAGAATAAGCCCGAATTCGATCTTGCAGTATCTAAAATTCACGATATTATATCCAATAAACCTACTAGCGTAGATACTAATAAAGTTATAATAGAGGAAGAGCAGGAAGCCTACGACTATCTTTCAAACGTTTTAGAAAAAGCTAAAAAGGGAGACATTACTTATACGGCGATGGATACAGAGACGTCGGCCCTTTACCCAAGGGATGGTTACATAGTGTGTATGTCTCTTTCGTATAAGCGGTATGAGGGGGTGTGCATTGTGTCTGACGCAGTATCTGATAGAGTATCAGAGCTGCTTCAAAGTATTATTGATAACACAAAATATACAGTTTTTCATAATGCTAAGTTTGATATCGCAATGATGGAGTATCATTATGGTCTAAAATTTGGAAAATTCCATGACACCATGCTAATGCATTATATTTTAGATGAAAGGAGGGGAACACACGGACTAAAAGATCTTGCAGCAAAGCTAACACCATTTGGTGACTATGATTCAGGTTTAGATGCCTGGAGAATTGACTACTGTAGAAAGAACAAATTGAAGAGGGAAGACTTTAATTACTCAATGTTCCCTATTGAGGTACTAGGACCTTATGCCTGTATGGATACAATAGCAACGCTAGAATTATTCGAGCAATTTAAGGATAAGATTGTAGATAGCCCCATACTGTGGGCTTATCAAAATCTGTTGATTGCGGGCACTAAGCTATTTATAGAAATCCAAAATAATGGTGTACCTTTTAGTAGGGAGGCCCTTGAAAAAGCCCAAAATACTCTTAACAGGCAGATAAATCGCTATAAGAAGTATATATACAGTACTGATGCAGTTAAAAAGTTTGAAGAGCTGGCTAATGTAAAGCTGAACTTAAATTCAGTAGTACAATTACGGCAAGTTTTATTTAATGTACTTATGCTCAGTCCTACAGGCATTATGACGGATAAAGGTGAGCATTCTCTAAATGAGGAGGCACTTACTATACTGGCGGAACAGCACAGCCTGCCTAAAGCTATCCTAAAAGCTAGGAAACTGCTCAAAATAAAAAATACATATATAGATAAGGTACTTACTTCTCTAGACAGGGATTCCAGGCTAAGAACTAATTTCAATCTTCATACTACTACTTCTGGTAGGGCCTCCTCTTCTGGAAAGTTAAATATGCAGCAGTTGCCACGGGATAATAAAACTGTTAAAAAGTGTATTGTCGCAGGAAAAGGTAAAAAGATTGTATCAGTAGACCTTAGCACAGCAGAAATGTATGTAGTATCTGTCCTATCTAAAGATAAGAACCTACAAAAAGTTTTTAAGGATTTGAGGTCCGGTTCTGGTGCAGACTTTCATAGTGCTATTGCACATATGGTTTTTGACCTGCCATGCGAGCCTAAAGAAGTAAAGGCTCAGTATCCAAAACTACGGCAAGCCGCTAAGGCAGTATCGTTCGGAATATTGTATGGTGCAGGACCGCAGAAAGTGGCCGACTCCGCGGAGGTATCTCTGGATCGGGCCAGGGAAGTAATTAAGAGCTATTATGATAAGTTTCATAAACTAAGCGACTGGCTTAAGAAGGAAAAGGAAAATATCTCAAACCTGGGGTATACATATTCTATTTTCTCTAGGAAACGCAGGTTACCGAATGTTAAGTCTCCAGATAAGCAGATAGCTTCGCATGAAGTTAGAAGTGGAATTAACTTTCTTGTTCAGAGTGTAGCTTCAGATATAAACCTACTAGCGGCCGTAGATTCACAAAAAGATGTGCTTACTAAAGGTTTAGATGCTAAAATATTTGGACTTGTGCACGACTCTATTCTAGCAGAAGTTAGCGAAAAGGATATGGATGCTTACTGCGATATTTTGCGTAAAAATATCGAAAAGGATAGAGGCTGTAATATCTCTGGCTGCCCTATCCTATATGACATAGAAATTGGTGATACCTATGCTTTTTAGTAATGTAGAATTTCCTATATTTACGATTCCAGCTAAAGTAGGGGAGATAAAAGAGTCGGGTAATATTATCTATTTTAGGGACAAAATTATTGATAATAGAAACCTATCTGGTAAGGATCTAGCAAGTAGAAGGCTGAAAATACCTAGAGGCGATAGATACCCGCTCAGACAGGCTTTGTTAAATATCCGTGCAGTAGTAAAATCAGGTACTAAATATTTTATAGACTCTAAAGGGGGCTTATTTAGGTACCAAAAAACTAAATTCTATAATGTCATATATAGAAAGGTAATCTCGATCCTAAACACCAATGAATTGATTATTTTTGTGGAAGGTATAGATACATATATAACTCTTTCACCTTTGCAATATAACTATATAACGGTTAACCACTACTTGGGGCTAATCGAATTAAATCCAGGATTTTTGATATATGAAGTATCGGAAACACGTAAAAAAGATACCAGAAAAAAGTTATGAAAAAAGCAGTTATTTCAAACAGAATTTATTTAAGCTCGAATGAGCATATCTTGAAGTATCTAAAGGAACATTTGTACTATGTAATACCTTCTAAACATCCCAGGGCACTACCCGAAATTATATATGATGTTATTAAAATAAACTCTGATGTAGTGTCCATCCCTGTAGGTAGGACAGACCTAATACCTTCGAACTACGATATAGTTGATAAGCGAACATTAGCTCCAGTGGCTTTCCCTGATTTTACTTTTACTTTAAGGGATTCTCAGCAGGAAGTTTATGATATGGTAGACGATAACTACCTTATAAATGCTCAGCCTGGTTGGGGTAAAACTTTTACAGCTTTAGCTATAGCGCATAAGTTAGGCCAAAAAACACTAGTTATTGTCCACACTATATCGCTAAGGGACCAGTGGGCTAGTGAGATAAAAAAGGTATTTGGGTTTTCTCCTGATGTTATAGGAAGCGGTAAATTCGGTACTTCAACCCCTATTGTAGTATCCAATATCCAAACCCTTAGAAAGAGAGCTCTAGAAATTAGGAAAGAGTTTGGAACGGTTATAGTTGATGAATGTTTGGATTATGAGACTAGAATTAAAACTAAAGAATATGGAATTAAAAAATTAGGTGCTATAGTAAACCAAAAACTAGATTGTCATGTACAGTCTTGGAACGGTACTTCTTGGGAGTATAATAAAGTACTAAACTACTATAAAAACCCTCAAGATCTTTTTATACATTTTAAGTTTGATAATTCTAGTACGCTAAAGGCTACTGAAAATCATAAAATTTATCAATATAAAAATGGTAAAATAGTAGAAACTCTTGCGGGAAATCTACTAGAAGGAGATTATGTAGTTTGTAAGAAGGATAGCAAAACCACTAATTTATTGATAGGACCAGTACTTGGATTTATTCTAGGAGATGGATCACTAGCTAAAACTAAAAATAGTGTTAGGATTAAGGTAACTCATGGGCAGGATCAAAAAGAATATCTCGAGTATAAAAAGCAGTTATTAAGTAACATATGTTCTGACGCCTCTATTGTACAGGGCAAATCAGGATTTCAGCCAAATAATCATATTTATTCTGTATCCACTCTTAGTTTCTTAGATGAAGAGGATATTCATGCAAAAGTATATGCTGGAAATAGTAGAAAAACATCTTTACCAAAATGCTTGGCCGATAAGTTAAGTATATTTGATTGGGCTATCATGTATCAAGATGATGGTTCTATAAACAAGCATACCATAAATTTTCATCTGTACTTTGATGAGGAAGGATCTAATAATTTAATATATTCTTTAGCAAAGTTATTTGGAGTACACGCACTGTTACGCCCATATGAGAAAAACGGAAAAATTCTTAATAAGTTAGCGCTGTCCACTACTGATAGTGAAATTTTCCTACAAAAAATTAAAAACTATATACATCCAAGTATGTACTATAAGTTTGGTACTTTTGACTCTATAAAAGATACTGCTAAATTTGAAAATGATGTTAATATACCTCCAATATACTTTAAAAGCTATTCAGCTACTAAAATAGTAGAGATAGGCGTAGCAGAAGCTACTGGAGGCTATAGGTATAATATAGAAGTTGATAAAGTTCATAATTATACAGCCAATAATAAGCTGGTATCTAATTGTCATCACCTGCCCGCTTCTTCATTTAAGGAAACTGTAGACTTATTTTCTGCAAGATATAAAATAGGACTGTCCGCTACACTAGGTAGAACTGATAGAAAGGAAATGCTAATATATGATTATATCCATAAAACTAATCTAGTTAGACCACAAATCGAGAATAAGCTAACTCCGGAAATTTTAGTGCTTAACACAGATATAGAGTTTCCTTACGCAGGTAATTGGAGTACTGCTATTAATGAACTCACTTCAAATCCCGAATATATAGAAATGATAGTAGGGATTACAGAAACGCTAAAAGAAGCTGGACACAATGTCTTAGTATTAAATGATAGGGTAACTTTCTTGGAGATATGCTACGAGCTTGTACCTGACTCAATGCTCATGGTTGGTAGCTCTAAGTTTGGTAATGAAGTGATTTTAGATCGTGAATCTGCTCACGAACGGGTAGGTGACGATGTAAAAGTAATTTTTGGTACTACATCTATATATAAGGAAGGCATAGACATACCACAACTATCTTGTATAGTTTTAACAACACCCACTAAAAATAAATTCTTACTAGAGCAGATTATAGGTAGAGCTACTAGACCTTACCCAGGGAAACTAAATCCTCTAATAGTTGATATAGCTCTTCAAGGAGCTATCGCAAAAAAACACTTGACATCCAGGCTCGATTATTATATAATAGATAATAAATATAAAGTAAGGCATGAAAATTAAATTCTACAGCTACAAGTTCTTAGACTTCAAAGCGAGGGGTAATCATGGAGTATTGTTGAAACTGTTTTTTGATGCTAGAACCAAATACCCAAAAGCCCACTCATTTATTATAAACCAAAAGTTGTTATATGACAACCCACTCAATGCCATAGATTCTGAAAGGTGTATGTATCTGTACCTCGCATCCTTTAGAAGCTACTATAGCTATTCGGAAGAGGGCATAGATTATGTACCATTAGACCTAGCGGCGATACACGCAAACTACAACGCAATTAGACTTAACAGACTACTAGAAATACGCAAAAACAAACTATACTTTAAATACGAGGTAAAAAACAATGGCTAAAAAATTCGGTGAAACAGCAGGTGAAGCAAAGCGTCGTGAACTAGATTTCTACAACTTTAAGATGGGCGAGAATCGCCTAAGACTGGTTGGAGGTATTCTACCGCGATATACCTACTGGAGAAAGCCTAATATTGAAGGTGTGGGACAGATTCCTATTGAGTGTCTATCCTTCAATCGTGATAAGGAAGTATTCGACAACGCAGATCCTGATGTATACCTAGAATTTTTCCCAAATGAAAAATGTACTTGGGGCTACCTAAGCCTAGCACTGGCTGAAGATGGGAAGCTGTATGTTGTTTCTCACAAAAAGAAGTTATTTGGGCAGATTGAAAAAGCTGCTAAGACTCTTGGGGACCCAACGGACCCGGATGCAGGCTGGGAAGTAGTATTTACTAAAGAGAAGACCGGCCCTAAAGCATACAATATTGAGTATTCTCTGGATGTACTAAACTGCAAGGAACGGCCACTAACTGATGCAGAAAAGGAGCTAGTAGATAATAGTCCATCTATTGATGACCTATTCCCCCGTCCAACTGCTGACGAGCTGCGAGAAAATATTAGACGTGCCTTTTTCTCAGCAAAAGACGAGGACGGCTCTACTGATGATGATGCGGCTGCTGAATTTGAAGAGGGTGCTGATAAACCCTTCTAAATAGTACATAAGGGGCAAACTTTGTAGGTTTGCCCCTATTTGTGTGTGTGAGGCATTTATGAAAATACTATTTACTGCTGATTTACACCTAAAGCTAAATGTCCCAAAAATACCTAATGAGTGGCAAGCCAATAGATACAGGATGTTAGGGGATGAATTAGCTAAACTTGTGGCTCAGGATAATATAGAACTTGTAGTGCTGGGTGGGGATATTTTTGATAAAAAGCCCGCTATCGAAGAAATAGCATTATTGTTTAACTCTATTTTAGTAAAAATAACTAAAACTCCAATATTTATTTTTGATGGAAACCATGAAGCTACTAAAAAAGGCAAAACCTTTTTAACCTCATTAAAAGAGTTTATTACTCCTAATACCACTATCTTTGATGACATTTACTTAGGGTCGGATTTCGATATAATCCCATATACTAGATTAAAAAACTTTGACCCAATTAAGCACCATAAAAATAACCTTCTATTTACGCATGTCCGTGGAGCAATACCACCTCACGTCACTCCTGAAATTGATTTAGATAAATTTAATGGATGGAAGCTAGTACTAGCCGGCGATCTTCATGCTCACTCTAATTCCCAACGAAACATCGTGTATCCAGGCTCCCCTCTAACCACTAGCTTTCATAGGACTTCAGTTAAGACTGGAGTTATAATTATCGACTCAGATTCTCTAGAGTGGGAGTGGAGAGAATTAAAGCTACCGCAACTAATTAGAAAGCGGGTATCCTCAGAAGAAGATATGGTACCTTCTGATAAGTTTGACCACATTATATACGAGCTAGAAGGTAACATAGACTCATTAGCCAACATAACTAATACGGATCTTTTAGATAAAAAGATAATTGTTAAAAATACTAAAGCCACTTTAGATGTAGCTGAGGCTGATTTGCTGGATACAGCAACTATTTATTGGTATGAAGTACTTGGATTAGATGGTGATTTAATAACTAAACTCACCACAGAATTGAAAGATTCGCTCACGGTATAGGGGATACAAGATGATAACATTAAAAAGACTAGAGTGGGATAATTGGTTTTCCTACGGTAGCGGGAATAAGTTAGATTTATCAAACTCAAAGCTAACTCAAATTAAAGGGAAGAATGGTAGCGGCAAAACCTCAATACCTCTGATAATAGAGGAAGTATTATTTGGTAGAAATTTTAGAAATATAAAAAAGCCAAATATACCAAACAGAAATATAAAGAAGCCAGTATTGTCAGCAAGCCTATTTCTAGAGGTTGACGAGCTAGATATTGAAATTAGACTTAAACGAGCATCTTCTCTATCCTTAAATCTAGTAGTAGATGGGAAAGATATTTCATCACATACTTCTAGTGCTACATATAAAACTATAGAAAACTTGCTAGGTATAGATTATTTAACGTTTTCGCAGATAGTCTACCAATCGTCTACTACAGGCCTAAAATTTCTAACTGATACTGATTCTAACAGAAAGAAATTTTTAATAAACCTGTTAAACTTGGATGAATATGTTAAAGTATTTAACACGTTTAAGGATAAAACTAAACAGTTAAATAATGAGATTATGAAGTTAGAGGGGTCGTGTGAGTCCATATTAGAGTGGATTAAAAGAGCTAAGAGTAAAAATCTTAATAAGCTGTCTCCTGTAGAAGTACCTAAAAAGCCGAAAGATGCCGAGGATAGATTAGTAGATATTAGATCAAAGCTAGAGTCAATATCTACAGAAAACAGAAGAATAGCCATAAATAACAAATACAAAGAGCTACTTGATAAAATACCTTCTGATATGCTATCTAAGAAGATTCAAGAAGTGGACGAAAATACTTCGGAAGAATTAAAAAAGAACGTAGCCCGCCTACAGGCGGAGATAAAGCTAGAGTTAAATAAAGTACAAAAACTAGAGAAACTGGACGCAGTGTGTCCCACCTGTATGCAAGAAATAGATACCGAAGTACAGCAATCGCTGCTAGATAAATCAAGAGAGATTATTGAGAGCAACGATGAGGAAATAAAAAGGCTGGTGAAGGAACTAGACCTCCTTATTGAGATAACAAAATCTAATAGGGAAATTAAAAAATACCAGAATGAATTTATTACAATAAAAAATAGTATTGACTATACTTTACCAGAAACTACATATTCAGAAAAGGATTTAGAGGATGAGTATGATAAAATGTCAGCTAAGCTGGCTAAGATAGATATGCTAATTAAGGAAGCTACTGCACACAATACTAAAGTAGCTGAAAATAATTCAAGAGTAGATATTATAAAAGAACAACTAGAAGAGCATGAAAATCAGCTAGAGCTTGCCAGAAATAACTTAAATAATCTTAAAGAGCAGTATAATAAAGCTGATATTATTAAGAAGACATTCTCTACCAACGGGGTAATAAGCTATAAAATAGAATCTATCATCAAAGAACTAGAAGATCAGATTAACAACTACCTACAAGCGCTTTCTCGTGGTAGGTTTCAACTTGAATTCAGCGTTGCGGGAGAAAAGTTAAACATTAGCATTATTGATGAAGGTAATAAGGTAGATATTCAAGAACTCTCGGCAGGAGAGCTATCAAAAGTCAATGCCTCCACCCTTCTAGCAATTCGTAGACTATTGTCTGCTATATCAAAAACAAGTATCAATATACTGTTTTTAGACGAGATAATGGGGGTCTTAGATAGTGAAGGTCAAGAACTGCTGATTGAGGTTTTATTAAATGAAAATAGCCTAAATACTTTTCTAGTATCACACGACTACTCTCACCCTCTACTAGAGTACGTACAGATTGAACGCGTACAAGGATTATCAAAACTATGACTTCAGCTTCAAAATTAAAAGGAAATAGAGCAGAGATGCAGGTTAGAGATTTGCTAAGGCGGCACACAGGATACGCATGGGAACGCGTACCAGGATCGGGAGCCCTTCAAGCAGATCACGACCTTAAGGGCGACTTGTATATCCCAAAGTATAACAATGTTTGCTGTATTGAAGTTAAGCACTATAAAGACGATCAGCTTACCTCTAAAATCCTAACAGACAAAACGCCGATACTGGTAAAATGGTGGGATCAGACAATTAGAGAAGCGGGCGAAGTGGATAAGATACCTCTACTAATCTTTAAGAAAGATAGAGGTAAATTCTTCTTAGCATTACAAAAGATATTTATAGATACAATCAATAGTAGATACATTTACTATTCAGAAAAAGAGATCCTAATAACTTTACTAGAACCTTGGCTTATCCATAATAATGATTGGTTTTGGGTGGAATAATGGCTAAAAACTTTAATGAAATAGGTAATTTAGGTGGAGATAGCCTCCTTATTGTTGACGGGCTAAACTTAGCTTTTAGATTTAAGTATGCTAAAAAGAAAACGTTCGCAGAAGAATATTGTGGTACTGTAGCTTCGCTGGCTAAATCATATAAAGCTAAAAAAGTTATCATATTAACTGATAAGGGCTCCTCTTTTAGACGCGGGATACTAGAATCCTATAAAGTAGCGAGACGAGAAAAAGCAGAAAGTCAAACAGAAGAAGAAAAGCAGGAAATGGAGGAGTTCTTTAATGAGTTTAACAACAATACAGTTGAAAAGCTAATTGAAGAATATGAATATACTGTGTTGGGCTATCCCGGTGTAGAGGCAGACGATATTGCAGCCTATATATCTAAAACGCAGGTTAGTAAATATGAACATATCTGGCTTATATCCTCAGACAAGGACTGGGATCTGCTAATCAACCCTAAAGTATCTAGATTTTCATATGTAACTAGAAAGGAGATTACATATCATAATTGGAGCGAACATTATAATTATGATATTGAGCAGCATATAAGTATTAAAGTACTAATGGGTGACTCCGGGGATAGCGTCCCTGGCGTACCAGGTGTCGGGCCTAAAAGAGCTGAGGAGCTAGTTGCAAAATACGGAAATGCTTTAGAGTTATACGATAATCTACCCTTAAAAGGTAAAGCTAAATACATTCAAAACTTAAATGAATTTGGTGATAATATTATGCTTAACTATATGCTGATGGATCTTCCTACATATTGTGAAGATGCGATTGGCAATGAATATTTAAAACAATTAGACGAGGTATTAAATAATGTTTGATGTATCAAACCCCCCGCTCCCTATACATATAGTGTATACTAGTCCTAAAATTAAGGAACTGGGTTTAGCTAGAGCCTATCCTAGTTCTGCTGGTTTAGATTTACGAACTACTGAAGAAATAAATATCAGCCCTGGAAGGATTCAAAAAGTTGATACAGGAATAAAGCTGGCTATTCCTACAGGATTTGCGGGGTTTATATTTCCCCGTAGCGGAATAGCTTCTAAAACAGGAATAGTATTAGCTAACACAGTTGGTATTATTGATCCAGAATATAGGGGGCCAATAATTTGTGCATTGAAGAATACGAGCCAGATGCCAAGGTATTTATCGAGATACTCTAAAGTAGCGCAGCTGGTTATTATGCCAATAGAATATACTAATCTAGTAGAGGTAGAAGAACTACCAGAGAGTTTAAGGGGGTCAAATGGCTTCGGCTCTACAGGAGTATAATATGCATCAACTAAGTGTACGAGCAGAAGCGGTAACTAGAAGAACCTACTGTAGACCAGTGAGTGAGACGGAAATTGAGACATGGGAAGAGGTTGTAGATAGGGTAATCGACCACCAGCGTTGGCTGTGGGAGCGGGCGCTTACAGCGCAAGTTCTCACGAGTATGCCTCTTCACGATATTAGCGAAGGACTTAAAGAGTGGGTCTATCTTAGTGAGGAAGAAAATAGTGAATTAGAAGAACTGCGCCAACTAATGCTGCAACGTAAGGCTCTCCCTTCTGGCAGAACCTTGTGGCTAGGCGGAACAGAAATTAGTAAGCGTAGGGAATCTAGCATGTTTAATTGTGCCCACGTAATACTAGAAACTGTTTATGATATGGTGGATGCCTTCTGGCTGCTACTTCAAGGTTGTGGTGTAGGTGTAACCCCTATTACCGGTACATTAACAGGATTTAGAAGTGTAATTCCTGAGATAGAAATTATTCCTTCCACTAAAACTTTGGAAGATGGAAAAGGTAGAGAAAATAACGAAGAATCTTTTATTGATGGAGAGTGGTATATATCTATTGGAGATAGCGCAGAAGCCTGGGCAAAAACACTAGGTAAAATTTTAGCTAATAAATATAAAGCTAAAAAACTAGTTATTGATTTTTCAGAGATTAGAGCATCAGGTATTCGCTTAAAAGGATATGGCTGGATCTCTAGCGGCTATCTTCCATATGCAAAAGCGCTAAAAGGTATATTTGATATTATGAATAAAAGGGCGGGTAGTCTGCTCACTAAACTTAATATCATTGAAATCCATAACTACATTGGTACAGTGCTAAGTTCCCGCCGAAGTGCGGAAATCTGCTTGATGCCTTATGGAGATCCAGAGTGGAGGGACTTCGCAGCATTTAAAGCTAACTGCTACGAAGAAGGGTATAAACACAGACAGATGTCAAATAATTCCCTTGTATTTTATTCTAAACCTTCGAGATACCAGCTTACTGAATTATTTGATATTATGATCCAAAATGGTGGTAGCGAACCAGGATTCTATAACGGTGAAGCCGCCTTAAGCAGGGCACCTTATTTTAAGGGAACTAATCCTTGTGGAGAGATCTTGCTTGGTAACAAGTCCTTCTGTAATCTTACTGAGTTGGACATTGGTAAGTTTAAAGGCGATAATGCAGGACTACATAGAGCAATGACAGTTATTTCTAGAGCAAACTATAGACAAACTGTTGTTGATCTAAGAGATGAGATTTTACAGGAATCCTGGCATATTAACAATGAGTTTCTAAGACTTTGCGGTGTCGGTATTACAGGTATTACCTCTCGTCCTGATATTACGGAGTATGACTGGAAGAATCTAAGATACTCAGCTGTAGTAGGTGCTAGAAGTATGGCCAAGGAGCTAGGCTTACAATTCCCGAAAAACGTGACAACTGTCAAGCCTTCAGGTACACTTAGCAAAATCATGGATACTAGCGAAGGAATACATAACCCTGATGGTAGGTACCTATTTAACTGGATTAACTTTGGTAACGATGACCCACTCATTCCAAAACTGCAGGCTGCCAACTATAGGACCATGCCTAATCCGGCGGATAGCGCAGGGACGCTTGTCTGCCTACCTGTAAAGTTTGAGGGGAAGTTTGAGGCTACACCTGCTAAGAGAAAAGATGGTACGGTGGAGATTATTGAAGTAAATGCCGAAACAGCAATCGAGCAGCTAGAAAGATATAAAAAGGTACAGAGTAACTATGTAGATCATAATGTATCTATCACAGTTAAGTACGTACCTGAGGAGAAGGACGACATTGTAAATTGGATTCTAGATAATTGGGATATTATGGTTGGAGTAAGTTTCCTTATTAAACCAGATCCCACTTTATCCGCTAAAGACCTTGGGTATAATTATCTACCCCAAGAATACGTTACAGAAAAGACGTATGAAGAGTATGTAAATACGCTAGTAGAGGTAGATTATACGAATACAGACTCTATCTTAGAGCTTGAAGATGAGGGATGCGCTACTGGAGCATGTCCGATTAAGTAAAAAAGAAGGGGTACCAGCTTTTGCCGGTACCCCTTTAATTTTGGTCAGCGCCGAAGACCATTTCCATTTTCGTACAATTTCGTGTACCGCGTGTTACCTTTTAAGGTTAATGACCTCATAGGTAAGTCTACCTAGTATAGTACAAAACCGACAATAGTACAAAACCGACAATAGTACAAAACCGACAATAGTACAAAACCGACAATAGTACAAAACTGACCTATTTTCTTAACTCCTCATACTGTCTTATTATTTCCTTCCGCTTTAACTCACACTCTGTTAGAGATTGAACATTTTTAATGTTTGATATTAAAACAGCTTCCAAAGTAGTGTCTTCCACCAAATGTAGTTCACACGGCTCCTTTAGATTACTGTCTAGCGGGGGAATATATTTCTTCCAGCTTGGAGTTATAGTCGCGCAACCCTGGATCAGTAAGGCCACAGCTACTATTATTAATATATGTTGGTACTTCCTTAATGACCTCTTTTGTAATAACTCTAACTTCATTATTAGCTGCCCTCAACCTGTCTAGAGCCTCTTCTCGCTCCTGCACTAATTCGGACATTTCATTTCTAAAATCAAGCTCCATTTTATTTAATTTATCGGCACATATAGAATTTGCGTACCAATATATACCTACCCACCCTAGTATAATAATAGCTATTATTCCGAATAGTTTGTAGTATCTAAAGAAAGATATTTTAAGTAGATTTACTAGGAGTGGCATTTTTATTCTCCAAGTATCTTTTAGTGGCGTAAATTCCGCCTGAAGCGGTAACTACGCTTGCATAGGCTGCTAATAGTCCTGCATCTCGGGTAATTAGAGCTAGAGCGAAACCTAGAATTACGGATACGAAGGTTAATACAAAGGTTCTTGCAAAATATTTACTCATTTCTATACCCTCTCAAAATGTACTAGATCATCGAAAGAATTGTCCCAGTAATCATGGTCGCTATCCCAATCACCTCCCCACCTAATATTAACTCCTTGTTTAGCTGCCTCATATTTAACCAGGGCGGCCAATTCGTAAAACTTTACTCTATCTTTCCACTTATCCCCCCACCCTGCTGGAATAGGCCAGGGTGCAATATCGACTGCTTCAGAAGGATATGAGTTATGTTTACTATTTGGCCAACTTAGCTTGCTGTTGCCCATAGCGTAAGCCTCATTTTGAGTTTCCTTGTCTCTATGACCTTGTATAACAGTAAAATCATAATATTTAATTATTTCATCTAAAATATTTTGAAGCTCTGGTACACAAGTGTTTTTTCGTTCTATTGATTTTTTGCTGAATTTAGGCATATTACCTCCAAGTAAGTACAACGCTAAAGAGAGGGCTGGGGGATATCTCTATGTTACCTGCTGGAACTTCTGTGTCAAGAACAGTCTTTATTGGATCGCTATCATCAGTAATAACATAGGATATAGCTGTATGTGGCGGGTCATTAAATGATGGTCCAAAATCACCACCAACTTCATACTCGTGCTCTGGGTACACGTCTACATAATTTCTAATACTTTTCCAATTATCTGGAGATAGTAATAAGACACCTTGTCCTTTAGCAGTATCGAATGTATGTGCGTGAGTATAACTCACGGCGGGATCTGGCGTCTTTTGTGTAGTTATACTGAAAGGAGCAGCATTATTTTCAAACCCAGCCAACCTATATGTGTAGTTACCAATAGCTACTGGATCCGTGGTATAAGTTGTGCTAAACGATACGCTTCTATCGGTAGTTTCATCATCCACAAAAGAATAAACAGCTATAATCTCTCTCCTACTTACACCTATAGCAGGATCTACAAAATCATAGTAATCATTGTATATTTCCGTAATTGGGGTTCCATTTACTGTACATCCAGTTATTTGTCCATCTAAGTTATTATTCTGCTCTCCGAACGCTACTATTATCACATTTCTATTAGCATATGGAAGGCCGAAATATCCGGGTGCTTCACTAGTATACTGTACTAGCTCTTTATAGGGTAGTTGACGCGGCAAATAGTTATATATATGGGAGGTATATATACTAGGATCTTCCTCTCTCAATATAAGTTTGACTATCTCACTATCTGAAGAATTTTCTAAAGACCAGCTTACTACCTTAAATACTTTATTACTAAGCGGCTTATACCTATCTAATGTTAGAGATAGGTTAACATTAGAGAATAAGGGAATATGTAGCGCTTTAAAGTTACATTCCATAGTTATAAGCATACCATATCTAGTTTGTTCTAGATATATTCTAGCTATTCGCTGAGCTACTGCTGGATCAGTTATATAACCAAAATCGAAATCTTTTGGTATATACAAGCCGTCATCATCAGCCAAGTATTCGGTATCTATATATTCAGCAAAATCTGTAGTTTCAGAGTTTTTTAGTCTATCTATAAAAATACCCTTTACAGAATTAAATATAGCATTTCTACTTTTGCCGCTTAATACAGATAAATTACCTGCTAAATATGATTCATCAATCGTATATTGTGGTGAGTCATATTTTGCTGGGTATAAAAAGTATTTGCCTTGAGTAAACGCAAGAGACCCCGCACCACACTGTACCATAGACTCTAAAGTATCTATAGGAGTCTGTCCAGTATCGAATACACCATTTACTTCGTATCGTTTCGAGTATGCTTTTATGAATGATGAATTAGCCGGGGGAGTATAGGTATCTGGGAAAGCTACTCTAAAATAGGTATGATAATATCCGGAGGTGCCCGATGGTATTCTTCCCATAGATAATATTTCCGATTTTCTATCTCTTTTTTCACTTACTACAATATCATATGTAGCAAACCCTTCTGGATCTTCTGGATTTTCGGGCGGGTCGGGAAGAGTTGTAACAACCTCATCGTCTACAACGGGGGCTGAGTAAGCTACATCTATTATTTCTCCTAGTATTGCTGAGCTGCCAAAGGGAATTTCTTGTACAAACTCGTAGCTACTGTCTAAAGTCACAAATCTACCTGGTCGTAAATCTTCAGTATAATCACCATATAAATAAAAGCTATATATATTTTTACCTTCGTAATAGGGGGAACTTTCAACTACTAAGCCTAGATTTCCTAAATAATCATCCCATACCTTATTACCGGCTCTTCCAATATTTCCTGTACAAGCAATATAGTCATCAGAATAATTGGCTGCTGCGATAAAAGAAGCTTCATCAATTTCGGTATCAGGAGTACCTAATCCATATAGTCTGTTTGTTAGAAAATCATATATACAAAGAGCCCAGTTACTAGAGAAAACAAATTCGGAACTTAAAATATCTGGAGCAGATATATCAAAATCCGGTTCATAAATATATTGACCTATAGGAGTATTATAAAGCAATCTAAAATATATTCTCCAATTACCTTCAAATAAATTAA